AAAAAATAAAAAGAAGTGGTGATGTTATACCTGAAATTGTTGAAGTTATAAAAAACAGTGATGAACCATTACTTCCAGAAAATATTAATTATATATGGAATAATACAAATGTTGATATTATTATTACAGATAATAGTACTGAAAGTGTTGATATTAAATTAATAACAGACTTTTTCAAAAAATTAAAAACAGATTCATTATCTCAAGGTACAATTAAAAAATTATATAATAATGGCTATAATACTATTAAACAAATTATACATATGAATATTGAAGATTTTATTAAATTAGATGGTTTTCAAAAAACTTTATCTGAAAAATTATATAAAAATATAAAAGATGCTATTGCTAAATGTACTATTATTGATTTAATGAGTGCAAGTAATTGTTTTGGAAGAGGTCTTTCTTATAAAAAATTAGAAATTATATATCAACATTATCCACATATTTTACAAATGAATACTAATGATAATTTAAAAGATAAAATTATAGAAATAGATGGTTTTTCTGATAAAACAGCATCGCAATTTGTAAATAATTTAAATAATTGTAAAAAATTTATTAAAGATTTAAATATTGATATTAAAAATAAATTAACCCAAGAACCATATATTCCTGTTTCAAGAAAAAATTTTGTATTAACTGGTTTTAGAAGTTCTGATATAGAAAAAAAAATTAATGAAATGGGATTTAATATTAGTTCAAATGTTAATAAACAAACAAAATTAGTTATTACTAAAGATTTAGAATATCAATCTTCTAAATTAATTAAAGCATCAGAATTAAATGTTGAAATTATTACACTTGAAAAATTTATAAATAAAAATAAAATATAAAAAAATATTCTATAATAATATATGAACTTAACATATTTATTTTTTACAGAACATTGAACTAAAAGTAATGGAATTTTAACATTACAGAACTATAACAATTTGTTATTATAAATAAAGAATCTTATCCTATTCAAATTCTTTTGCCAAGCCAAAACTATATGGAATGATATTTATGAATCTAATAATTTATAATATCAATATCAAATTATAAATTAAGAAGAATATCCCTAAACCATAATTTTTAAATATAATATTATCAGTATTAATTTTATTATTTAATAAAAATTTCCAATAATTTATATCACCTCCACCAAGATTGTTATTATTTACTGGTATTTTTTTTATTATTAAATACATCAATAACTTCATTAACATGTTCTATTGCTCGTGGTGTTGAGTCAAATAAATATATTTTACAATTTAATTCTTTAGAAAGTTCAATATCATGACTTATATCTTCACCTGTTCCTACACAATATATTATTGATTCAGAATTTAAATCTTCCTTTATATTTTTTGGATAATAAAATCCTCCATAATCTGTTCCAAATCTTCTTAATGTCATATTTAATATTAATTTAAAAAAATAATGTTTATATTATTTATATATCTATTATACCTTTTATAATAGGTTTACTATCATATATATAAATATAAATTTTTTTTACATTCAAATAATCTTTAAAATTAAATCTTATTTTAGACATAGGAATATGCAATAAATCTGCATATTCTTGAAATAAATCCTTGAAAGATTTCATATAACAATTAATTAAATCCCAATTTGTAATTTCATCTTCAAATAATGTATAATCAAAAATTAATAAATTTTCCATCAAATCATCCGGTGGATATTCTTGATGAAATACATAGAAAAATATATCTTTATAAGGAATATATAATTTTTTTTCTTCATTATTTTTAAATTTATATACTACATCATATAAATCACTATAAAAACAACACCTAATATTTAATGGTATATTATAATAACTAAATTCATTAATTACTTTATTAATATTTTTATTGTAAATTTCTTCATTATTTGAAGGTTTAATTACATTTTTAATAATATTTTTATGTTCTTTAAAAACTACATCTAAAATTCTATCTTGTAAATCATAAGGTAAATTTTTAATTAAATCTTTATACTTCATTAATTTTAATTTTAAAAAAAAAATCAATTTTATTATAAAATTAAATTTAAAAAAACATATTATTTTAAAAGTTATTCTTTATATTTAGTATTTTTCTTCTCTATATCCATCTTCTGCAACTATAAATTCACCAAATTCATCACTTCCTTCAGGATATGTATCTACACATAAACATGTTTTTTTACCTTTCTTACAATTTCGACAACGTACTAATTTTGGTTTATTTGTATCTTTTTGTGCAGATTTATAATATTGTGTAAATAATCTGGCTGCGTCATTTTGTGTTTTTAAATATTTTTCTTGTTGTTCTTTAGTCATAGTTGCATTTCTAGCTGCTCTTTCAGATGCTGTCATTGCTATGTGACCTAATGGTCTTCTGCGTTGCCATTCAGTTCTTGGTTCATATGATGCTGTTTCATTATGAACTGTTGAACGTTCAACGTCAAAAGTTTGATCTAATACATATTCACCACCATCTTCATAATCTAAATTGAATGAGGGTTCAATATTTTTAAATCTTGTTGTAATTTTAGAGCATTTTTTAATTACTGGATTCCATTTACATTCATTTGCATTATCTTTACAATCGTTTTCATTTAATAAACCGCAATTTACACCACCAGTCTGTCTAATTTTTTGATATTTAAGTTTATATTTTAAAAATTTTTGTTTATAATTAACCATTTATATTATTATATAATATAATTAATTTAAATAGATTTAATAAATTGCCAATTAAGTTCTTGACAAATCATTTTCCAAATTCTATCTTGTTGATATAATTTTTCTCTTGATTTTAAAAGAGGAAAATATTCAAGATATTGGTCTATACCTAATAATTGTATAAATTTATGTAAAACATATGAATATGATAAGAAATTTTTTCTTTCTTTTGGACAATGTTTTATAAATGGTGCTTGAATTTCTTTGAACATATTTCTTAATGATTCTTCAATTTCTGGTGTTAAAATAGGTGGTGGTTTTCCATTAAGTTTATTAATAATATAAGGAATATGTTCATAATATTTGTTTAGTTTTAATTTTTTAAGAACTTCTTTAACTTTACCATTACTTATCTTTGCTAAATTAGTATATCGTGATTTTTTAAGTTCTTCTAAAATACTTTCAATAATTTCGTTAGAAATATCAGTTGTTTCTTTAGCTTGAAATTGAGACAACCCGTGTCTCCCCAATAATATAACAAACCACTTAATTATATTATTCTCTCAGGGTTCAGTTGATAGGAACCTCCCAAGAAAGACTAGTTTCCTAGCGGACGGACTATACCTTAAGCAATCATTAGAGTTTTTCAAACTCTTCATACCCACAAACATCTAGTCTCTGAACCTTCTCCATATTCCTTGAACTTTGGAACTTAAGAGCTTGGCTGCGGATTTTCCCTATTCTTTACTTTTTTACCTTTGGATACGGCAATTAACCGTGTTCCTTTTAAAAGTTTCCTAATAAAAGTGGTAGTAAAGACCTAACAGGACGTTCCCGCAATTTGAATGTGTTGCCAAATATAGATTACTAACTATCATTTTCATCTATATTGACTAGCAGATTACACTGTTTTCCCTAAAAAGGCAGTCTGCTGTTACGAACTGACATCGTCAAAGTCATTTTTATGTTTTTCTTTCATTTCATTAAGATGATTTATACACATTTTATATTTTTCAGTCATAGTCATATTAGATTTTGTAATTTTTTTAAAATATTTTTTTTTATTACCATTTTCATCTTTAATAATCAAACCGTTAATACAATAACCAACTGATTTTCCTTTGGTTTTTGCTATATTTATATATTTAGGCAATTCAATATTTTCTATATTTTTTCCTCTTTTGCCTGGAACATCAATATTAGACCAATTTTTAACTGTAATTTTATTAGTTTTTAATTGTTCTATATATTCTATATATTTTTTAGCTTGATCTAAATTCCATTTATTAGTTTGACAATTAACAAAATCTTTTTTTTTTATTAAATCTCCTTTAGGCGTAACTAAACCTTCAACATAATAACCTTTTAAATATGTATCTTCAATTATTGGAAATATATAATCAGGAAGTTTTTCTATTTCTTTTTTTTCTTTTGTAATTGTAGGTGTTATTTCTTTAGTTTCTATGTATGAATATTCTTTTTTTAATTTATCTAATTCTTCAATAGCTTTTTGTAATACTACTTCCTTATTATTATTAGATATTCCAAATGTTTTACATATATATTTTTTATTACCTATTGGAAAATTATTTATACTATAATTAATTATTATACCTTTAGCTCTTTTTGCAACAATATATTTAGGTAAGTCAGCATCTTCTGGATATAATCTTTCTTTTTTTTTTCTTCTTATACCTGTTTTTGCTAAACTTTTTTTTTCCTGTGTAATATCAGAATCTTTTCCTTTTGCTCCTCCAGTTTTTAAATTAAAACCATTAGGATGTAATGTATTATATTTTACTATAAATAATTGTTCTAGTTCGTCTATATCAGTTAATAAACAATCACATATTTTTTCAACTTTAAATTTATCAGTTCCATATTTATTTATAGAATTATTTAATAATATACAATTATTATTATTATTATCATATAAATTTTTTGCTTCTCTAATATGTGATTTCCATCTACCTTCTGTTCCCCAGGTTTGATTATTTTTTCTAATATATTTTTGTGCTTGACCTATATATTGTTTATCATTAATTAAATTTGTAATTAAATATAATTCACCTTTTTTTAAGTCAGTAATATCTAACATATAATTATATAACTCATTATTTCTTTAAATAATTTTTCGTAATTATGAGTTATTATATTATAAATACCTGATAAAATACCACTATTCATTAAAATTTTTTTGACGTTTATATGCGATTCATTATAATGATTAATTCTTTTGTACGCGAAGTATGTACTTTCATTTGTGGGCTCTTTGTAGTTAGGTTTATCAGAGTCTATTAAAATAAAAAATTGTTCACCACAATTTTCACAAACATTAATACCTTCCATATAATTTAATTTTAGTTGAGTATTACAAACAGTACATACTTCAGTATGTTCATCAATTTCACCTTTTTTGTACTTATTGTCAAGAGTAGATAAGTAATTATCTAATAACTCAGCTTTTAAAGATGAAAAAGAAGAACTTGAAGAATTTTGGTTTTTATTAAAAAAATCAATAATTGAATTCTTATTAGACTTATCCTTATTATCATCCTTGTCATAGTATTCATATAATAGATCACCAACGTTAAGAAAGTAATCATACTCTGAATTGCTTGTTTGTATATTGTTAATTTGTTTTTTTAAATTATTGATTTTATCAATTAAATCAAATTTTATTTCAAATTGTTCATCAGTTAATTTTTTATTACTAATTTTATTTAATAGATTTAATTCTTTTGTATAATTAGTAATTAATTTTTTATATTTTTCTATATTTTTTTTTTCATTATTAAATTCATCTAATTTTTTATTATGGAAGTAGTCAAGAGTTTTTTGTTGATTTTTAGGTTTTCTAACTTTAACTTTTAAATTAAAATTAGTCATAGCAACTTTATATGATATACTATAAGTAATTTAATTTTATATAATAAGTGTTTAATATATAAAAAAAAAATATAATTTAATTTTAAAATGAAATATTTTATTTTTATAACAATATTATTAGCATTAATGAACGGATGGGAATTTAATTTTATGAATAATAATATGATAAAATTAACAAAAAATATTTAATAAATTAATTAACTAATTAACTAATTAAATTAGAGATTAAATAAGTATAGATATTATAATATTATATCTTGTTATAATAATAATGGGTGGTGGCTTAATGCAATTAGTAGCATATGGATCACAAGATGTATATTTAACAGGTAATCCACAAATTACATTTTTTAAAATGATTTATAGAAGATATACAAACTTTTCAATTGAATCTATAGAACAACCTTTTAATGGAAATGTTGATTTTGGAAGAACTTTATCTGCAACTATATCACGAAATGGGGATTTAATGTATAAAACTTATTTACAGGTTACTTTGCCGGAAATAGAATGTAAAACCCAAAATGATAGATTTAGATGGTTAAATTGGATAGGACATATATTAATTAAACATGTTGAAGTTGAAATTGGTGGTCAAATAATTGACAAACACTATGGAGATTGGTTACATATTTGGAATGAATTATCACAACCTTTAGGAAAACAATCTGGTTATGCTAATATGGTTGGTAATCTTCCTAGATTAACACAAGTTATTACTGGTAATAGTAATAATCAATCAAGTAAAATACCTTCAACAACTTTATATATACCATTACAATTTTGGTTTTGTAAAAATCCTGGTCTTGCTTTACCATTAATTTCATTACAATATCATCAAGTTAAAATTAATATAGAATTTAGAGAAGCAAAATCTTGTTATTGGGCATCTGGTTCTTATGAAGATACTGCTCCTATTTTAACAAAATCTTCTTTGTATGTTGATTATATTTACTTAGATACTGATGAAAGAAGAAAATTTGCAAAAGTAAATCATGAATATTTAATAGAACAATTACAATTTACAGGTGAAGAAACTGTTTCGACACAAAATAATAAAGTTAAATTAAGTTTTAATCATCCAGTTAAGGAATTAGTATGGATTATACAACCTAATTCAAATATTGAATATAAAACTACTAAAAAATTTGGAGGACAACAATTTTTTAACTATACAGATAGAATTGATAATTCATACTTTAGTGGAACACCTAATGATCCTATGGGAGGAGGAATTATAGGGGGTCAATATAGTAATTCTGGATTTCCCAATAGTGGGTTTTATTATGAAAATATAAATGATAATAGTATATATTATCCTCAATCTGGATATTACCCAGACCAAGATATGAGTACTGAACAATTTCCAGGAGTGCAAAATAGTAATTGGAACCAGGTTAAAGGTCCTAATATTCATACAGAAGTATTTAATGATAGGAATGTTACTAATCTTCCTGATTCTACTGTCGAATCAGAACATATGTCATTATATGATTCAGGACACAATCCAGTTTTAGAAGCAAAATTACAACTAAATGGTCATGACAGATTCTCATCAAGAGATGGAAGATATTTTAATTTAGTTCAACCATATGCACATCATACAAATATTCCTGCTACAGGTATTAATGTTTACTCTTTTTGTTTTTATCCCGAAGATCATCAACCTTCTGGTACTTGTAACTTTTCAAGAATAGATAACGCATCTTTAATTTTAACAATTACACAAAATTCAGTTGCAACTGTAAATAATAAAAAAAAAAATTGTAAAATTAGGGTTTATGCTATCAACTATAATATATTAAGAATTATGTCTGGTATGGGAGGTTTAGCTTATTCATCATGAATTATTATTATTATTACTCATATTATTACTATGATCTATATTACCCATAACTGGAATATCTAAAGGTCTATATTCTGCAATGGATGAATCTAATAATGGTTTTTTCTTATTTTTCTCAAAATATCCACAAATGCCTCCATTTTCACTATACCAATAATATCTTTCACATATAAATAATCCCAATAGTATAATTAATAAAAATTCTGTTATCATTTTACATATAAAATATAATAGTAATTTTAAATTGTTTATATAAGATAATAAAAATTTAAATTACTTAAATTTAATACAATTGTCTTTATTTTCTAATTCTTCAAGAAATTCATCATTTTTATACTTATTTAAATTTTTAATATTAATTGTAGTTGAATTATATATTAATGAATATTTATAGTAATTTATTAATTGGTATGCAATATTTATACAATGATATGCTCCTGCATATAATAGAATTTCAGTTTCCTTATTATTTATAATTAAATAAATACAGTAAAATTCCATTATATTATCTATTAAATATGAAAGTTCTAATAATGCTTCTTCATTACAATTAATAACATATTGATAATTTCTATTATATAAATTTAATGCTCTTTCCTTTAATAAATTATAATGTTTAAATACAAATGTATTTTTTGATATTTTCATATTTTTTTTTATTTGTTTTAGTTTATTAATAATTTCATTTTCTATTAATTCTTGTTTTATATCATTTAAATTTAGATTCATATTTAAAAATATATTTATATAATAAAATAAATATTTATATTTAATTTTTTTATAATTATTAATATTACTTATTATTAACACGATATCTATTATTTGTAAATACTGTCTTATATCAAAAGCATATGTATATTCTTTATATTTTTTATTTAAAACATTTTTATAAAAATTAAAAAACTCATTTACATGTTTAGAAGTTTTATGTAATGATACCATATTCTTTTTACTTAGTACTTCCTCTAAAAATATATTTAAATTGCATTTTTTATTAAAACAATAATTATTATTTTCTAAAAAATATGTTTTTATAAAATCATGTAAAAATAATGATTGTTTTTTATTACAGTATTTATTATTAGTATGATTATCTAAAAATATATAAATATTTTTTTGTTGTTTCAAATTAGATGATATTACTTTTATAAAACCTATAGAACCAGATAAACTCTTAATCATATATTTAATATTATATTATAAATATATGATTAATAATTTATTTTGTAATTTTTCAATAATAAATTAAAATATATTATATTTATATAATGATACAAGATATTAAAAATTTTGTACAAAATAATTTAAGAAATGTAATATTTATTGTACCATTGATAGTATTAATTATAATAATAATAATATTTAAATGCACAGATGGTAAAATAATTGATGGTGCAACAAGTGCTAAATTTAGTAATGATATAATAAATTTCTATAAAGAAAAAACATCATTAGAAGAAAAAAAAGATGTTTTAGAAAATGATTTATATGATTTACTAGAACAAAAACATCAATTAAAAAACCAATTAAATATATCTAATATTAAATTACAAAATCTTAAAGATACAAATGATAAATTATTAGATAGAAAAAAAAAATTACAAGAAGATTGTAGAAATACTAGTCAATCGTATCAAACACAAATTAATCAAATTACTGACATAGTAACAGATGAAACAAATAATATTACTTCTGAATTTATAACTGCTTTTAATAATGCAAAAAAAAATTAATCAAATTACTGATATAGTAACAGATTAAACAAATA